CAAGGTGCGCGACTTGCTCGCCGGCCAGAACGCGGGCGTCGTCTCGCTCATCCCGACCGGCCCGGACGGCAAACCGATCGCGCGCTGGTGCCTGTGCCTGGTCGACGCGCCGAATTTGACCGCGGTGCTGGCCGACGCCGCCGTCGGCGCGTTGCCGGATTTCCCGCTCGACGTGAAGGTCAACGCGATGGCGCTGCAGACGCGGCTGGCGTTGACCGCCGTGCTGGCCGCCTTCCAGGTGGACACGGGGATCGTCGTGCGCGCCGACGCGTTCCGCAACGTCGTCCGCGCCATCGGCCAAGCCCTCGACCCGTCGTTCGACGAGAACAACTTCGACCCGACCGGTTAGATGGCACTCCCGGCGACCGACGATTTCAACCGTGCCTCGCTCGGCGCTAACTGGGCCGTGATGGCCGGCGCGCCGTCGTGCGACGGCGCCGCGTACGTCCCGACCGGGTCGGGCGACAACTCCGCGCGGTGGGTCGCCGACGCGTTCGCCAACGACCACTACTCGCAGGCGCAGATCGCGGCCGCCGTCACCAGCGGCGAGAACCAGGTCCTGGCCCGGTGCGCCGGCACGAACAACCAGTACGGCGCCGCCACCAACTGCGCGACGTACAAGGACCTGTACAAGGTCGTCGCCGGCAGTTACACCGATTTGGGCCAACAGACGACCGGCGCGATCCCGACCACGGGCGACACGATCCGGATCGAGGCGCAAGGGACGACGCTCCGGTTCGTCCTCAACGGCGTGACGCAGTTCAGCCTCGCCGACTCGTCGCTGGCGTCCGGCGCGGCCGGCGTCAACGTCTGGGTCAACGGCGCCACGCCGAACGGCAAGCTGGACAACTGGCAAGCGGACAACCTCGGCGGCAAAAAGGCGCCGCCGCCGGTGCAGCGCACGCTGCGCGTCTGGGCGCGCGCACGGAGGGTGTGAGCATGGCCCGCATCTACACGGTCCCGGCGACGTTCACGTACACGGCCGCCGGCGGGGATATCGACCTGCTGTCGTTCGTGCCCGGCGCCAACAAACCGATCCGGCTGCGCGGCCTGCGCCTGTCGCAGATCTCCGACTGGGGCGACGCGCAGGAGGAGGGCGTGCGCGTCACGATCCGGCGGTTCGCGCCGACCGTGACCGCCGGCTCGGGCGGCGCCGCCGTCACGCCGGTGGCGGCCGACGACCAGGACGCGGCGGCCGCGTTCACGGCGCGCGCCGGCGACACGACCGTCGCGACGACGACCGGCACGAACGAGGTCAAGGAGGAGATCGGCTGGAACGAGCGCAACTCGCCGTTCGAGATCTGGTGGCCCGACGAGCGGTACGCGCCGACCTGCCGGAACAACTCCAGCCTGCTCGTCGTGCGCGGCGAGACGACGCTCGCGGACGACGTGACCATCTGCATCACCGCCTGGATCGAGGAGCTCTAGGGGCCGTGCCGACGTTCGTCCGCGTGCAGCTCACCCGCCGGTCGACGCGCCGGGCGCCGCCGTGGTCCCGGCCGGCCGGCGCGCGCACGGTCGCCCTCGCCGGCGGGCTGACGACCGCCGGCGCGCTCGGCCGGCGGGACGGCAAACCGCTGGCCGGGACGGTCGTGCTGGCGGCCCCGCTGGTCAACCAGGCGGCCAAGCCGCTCGCCGGCACCCTCGCGCCCGTCGGCACGGTGGTCGCCACCCGCGTCGCCTTGCTGGCGTTCGCCGGCGCGCTCGCCCCGGCCGGCGCGCTCGCCCGGCGCGCCGGCGAGACCGTCGCCGGCGCGCTCGCCGCGGCCGGTGTGGTCGCCCGCCTGGTCGGCAAGCCGGCCGCCGGCGCCGTCGCTTCCGCCGGCGGGGGGGTGCGCCAGGTGGGCAAACCGCTCGCCGGCGCGGCCGCGCCGGCCGGGACCACGGCGGCGGTGCGCGCCGCCCTGCTGTCCGTCGCCGGCGCGCTCGCCGCGGCCGGCGGGCTCGGCCGGCGGACCGGCAAACCCGCGGCCGGCGCGCTGGTGCCGGCCGGTGGGCTCGTGCGCTCGGCCGCCCTCTTCCTCCCCGGTACCATCGCGGCCGCCGGCGCGCTCGGGCGCGCGCTCGCCCGTGCGCTCGTCGGCGTGCTCGGCGCCGCCGGGGTGCACAGCGGCACGCGCATCGGCGCCGTCGCGGCGACGCGCGGGCGCGCGGCCGGCGTCGACGCGCTGCGGGCGGCCGCGCGGGGGGTCGCGGTCGCCGTCGCCCGCGCGGTCCAGGGGGACGGGTGAGCACCATCGGCGCCTACCAGCCGGGTAGCCGCGTCCGCCTGCGCTGCGTGTTCGGCGTCAACCCGACGAGCCTCGCCGCGCAAGCCGCGAAAGGGGCGTCGTCGATCACCGTGCGCGACGCGTCCGGTTTCGCGCCGGCCGACGCGCTCGTGCTCGACCCCGGCCACACGGCGCCGGACGACCCGCTGCGCGAGGAGAAAGCGGTCGTGCAGTCCGTGAGCGGCCGCGTCGTCGTGCTGGCGGCGCCGCTCGGGTACGACCACCCGGCCGGCGCCGACGTGTGGGAGCTCGCCGACCCGACGACCGTCACGCTCAAGGTGCTCGCGCCGGACGGCACGACGGCGTCGTACACCTACGCGCTCGGCCAAATCCTCAAAGCCGGCCAGGGCGATTACTACTACGACACGACGTTCACGGCCGAGGGCGATTACGCCCGTCGGTGGGAGGGGACCGGTGCGTGCATCGCGGTCGACGAAGGACGCTTCCGCGTGCTCAACTCGGAGTTCGGCTGAGATGCGCCGCGGGGGCGAGGGCCGCTGGCGTTCCCGGATCGTCGGCCACGGCGAGGAACCCCCCAACCGGCTCGTGGCGAACCCGCGGAACTGGCGCCTCCACCCGGATGCCCAGCGCGACGCGCTCGGCGGCGTCCTGCGCGAGGTGGGGTGGGTGCAACAGGTGGTCGTCAACCGACGGACCGGTTTCGTCGTCGACGGGCACCTGCGCGTCGAGATGGCCGCGAAGCAGCGCCAGCCGACGGTGCCCGTCGTTTACGTCGACCTCACGGAGGAGGAGGAGGCGTTGGTCCTGTCGACGCTCGACCCCATCGGGGCGATGGCGGCCGCGGACCGCGCGCAGCTCGACGCGTTGCTGGACGTGGTCGACACGGAGGATGCCGGTTTGAAGGCGTTGCTCGACGACCTCCGCTCCCAACCGGCGCCGGAGGCGCCGGCGGCCACGGGTAACGATCTGGCTAACGTGCCAGCCGAGTTGGCCGGTGCCTTCGCGCTCAAGCCGGACATGCGGTTCCCATCCGACCATGCTTTCGGCGTGCCGGCGTTGCGCGAGGACCGTTTGCTCGACCTTCCCGACGGGATCGCGCTCTGGGCCGGGGACGATATCGGCCAGCCGGCGCCGGCCGAAGGGGACCTCCAGGCCGAGGGCGCGCGCCTTCGCCCGCGCCCGGACGAGCATCTCCTCGGCCGCGTCGACGCCGACTGCGCGGTGCCCCGCCTCGGCCAGCAGAAGCGCCAGGAACCCGGTGCCGCAGCCGACGTCGAGCGCGTCGACCGGCTCGTCGCCGGCCCACACCTGGTCGCGCTGGCGTGCTCGACGCCGCCGGACGAGCGGCCGCGCTGGACGAGGGCGTGCGCCAGACGCGGTCGATGCGCCCTGGGGGGCCGACCATGAACCCGCACGCCTCGTTGCCGTCGACGTCGATCAACTGGCGGAGGTCGTCCCACCCGAGGTCGATGGCCAAGGTCAACATTGCTACCAATGTAGCACAACAACAAGCGTCGCGCAACAAGGGATCGTAGATGGGTGTCGCGCATGACCTCCCAACCGTGTTGGAGGCGGTTGAGAAGGGGATCACGATCACCGGTACCGCGAAGGTGCTCGGTGTCACTACGCAGACCGTCCGCAACTACCGTGCGCGCTGGAAGGCGGTCGACGCGGCGCTGATGCAGAAACGGCGCGAGCTCATCGATTTGTCCGAGATGGCGCTGCGGGGTGCGGTCCTGCGGGGCGAGCCCTGGGCGGTCACGTTCGCGCTCCGGACGTTGGGGCGCGACGACGGGTACGGCGACCGGATCGAGCACGCCGGCGTGCCGGACAAACCGTTGACGTTCACGCTGGTGTTGCGCAACGACGAGGCCGACGGTGCCCGTTCAGGCTAGGTACGTCCGCCCGAAGCTCACGGCCTACCAACTCGACGCCCTGTTCTGCCCGGAGCGGTACGCCGTGGTCGAGGCGACGACCAAGGCGGGCAAAACGGTCGGCGCGATGGCTTGGTTGGCCGAACAGGCGTTCCTCGAAGGTGGTCCCGGCCGGAACTACTGGTGGGTGGCGCCGATCTTCCCCCAGGCGCGGATCGCGTTCCGGCGCATGAAGCGCCAACTCATCGGCGGCGACGCCAGGTTCCCGGCCGTGCAGGCCAACGAAACCGAGGCGACGATCCGTTTGCCGAACGGGGCGACCCTGTGGTTCAAGGGCAGCGACAAACCCGACAGCCTGTACGGCGAGGACGTGTACGGCGCCGTGATCGACGAGGCGAGCCGTTGCCGCGAGGAAGCGTGGCACGCGGTCCGGTCCACGTTGACCGCGACGCGCGGCGCCATCCGCATCATCGGCAACGTCAAGGGGCGCCGGAACTGGGCGTACCACCTGGCGCGCCGGGCCGAGGCGGGCGAGCCCGGCATGCACTACGCCAAAATCACGGCGTGGGATGCGGTCGACGCCGGCATCCTGTCCCGCGAGGAGGTCGAGGACGCCCGGCGCGTCCTGCCGCCGGCGGTGTTCGACGAGCTGTACCTGGGCATCCCGAGCGACGACGGGGGCAACCCGTTCGGCCTGGCCGCCATCCGGGCGTGCGTCGGGCCGATCTCGCCCGACCCGCCGGCGTGGTGGGGGTGGGACCTCGCCAAGGCGGTCGACTGGACGGTCGGGATCGGCCTCGACGCGCGGTCGCGCGTGGCCGGTTTCGAGCGTTTCCAGCGCCCCTGGCAGGAAACCATCGCCAGCGTCGTCGGCGCGACCGGCGGGCGGCCGGCGCTGGTCGATTCGACCGGCGTGGGCGACCCGATCCTGGAGGCGTTGCAGCGCACCGGGGGCCGTTTCGAGGGTTTTCGGTTCACGGCGCAGTCCAAGCAGCAGCTGATGGAGGGCTTGGCGGTCGCGGTTCAGCGCGGTGAGGTCACGTTCCCGGACGGGCCGATCCGCATCGAGATGGAGTCGTTCGAATACGAGTACACCCGTTCGGGCGTGCGGTACAGCGCGCCCGAGGGGGCGCACGACGATTGCGTGTGCGCGCTGGCGCTGGCGCTGCGGTCGGCGCGCGTGCCGCAGGCGTCGGTTTGGTTCGCGTGAGGTTCGACGGTGACGACGCCCGGCTGGTCGTCGGCGTGCTCGTGGTCTCGCTCGCCGTCGTCTGGGCGTCCGCGGTGCTGGGCCTGGCGCTGCGCGTGTTTTTCCTGGCCTGGCAAGGGTGAGGGGTGGACGCGGTGAACGTCTACGCGGCGTGGGGCGCCACGGGGCTGCCGATGCGGGTCGCGCGGGTGTTCGTCCGGGCCGGCCTGTGGCCGGACGACGTGCGCGCGATGACCGACGAGGAGGTCCTCGCGGTCCGGCAATCCGGGGCCACCACGCTCGCGGCGGTCCGGGCGGCGATGCCGCGGGCTAACTCCGACGTGTACACGCCGGACGAGTGGGCGGCGCTGGCGCTCGAAGCGGAGGCGCGCGGCTACGGCGCGCGGCGGTTGTCGGAGCTGCCGCCGCTCGTCGCGTCCGGCGTGCTGCCACGACCGAGGGGGAAACGATGGGTCTGATCACCGAGTCCATCCGCGCCGTTATGCCGCTCCGGCGCGAGCCGGTCGCGGCCGCCGTCCCGACCTGGCAGATGAACGCGCGGCCGTCGCAGGCGTGGAACCCGGAGCGCCTCGCCCGCGAGGGGTACATGCTCAACGAGATCGTGTTCGCGTGCGTCGAGGAGCTCGCGTCGTCGGCCGCCGAACCCAAGCTCGTCGCGGTCGTCCAGCGCGGCGGCAAGAGCGAGGAGGTCGTCGACGACCACGACTCGCTCGAAGCGCTGCGCAACCCGAACCCGTTCATGGACGAGTTCACGCTGTGGGCGTCGGTCGTGATGTTCCGGGCGATCGCCGGCAACGCCTACGTCGAGATCGTCCCCAACCGGCTCGGCCGGCCGGCCGAGTACTGGGTGCTGCGCCCGGAGCGCATGCGCGCGATCCCCGACCCGACGCGCCACATCGCCGGGTGGGAGATCACGGTCGCGGAGCAGAAATACCGGTTGCCGGCCGAGGAAGTGATCCACTTCCGGACGCGCCACCCGCTCGACGACTTCTACGGCCTCCCCCCGCTCGCGGTCGCGGCGCGCCGGACCGACCTGGACAACTGGATACGCGAGTTCGCGGCCGCGTTTTTCCGCAACGCCGGCGTGCCGGCCGGGCTGCTCAACATCTCGACCGTCGTCGGCGAGCAGGAAAAGGAACTGATCCGCAACCGCTGGCGTGCCGAGTTCGGCGGGTCCCAGGGCTGGCACTCGCTGATGATCGTCGACGGCGCCGAGGCCACGTACCAGCCGATGGGCATGCCGCTCGGGGAGCGCGGCCTGGTGATGCCGGACCTGACCGACATCAACGAGGCGCGCCTGGCGATGATCTGGGGCGTGCCGCTGACGCTGATCCAGTCGCGGCTCGGCCTGCAGGACGCCAACCGCGCCAGCGCCAAGGAGGGCCGCCAGTCGTTCTGGGACGAGACGCTCGTGCCGCTCTACCGCTCGCTCGGCTCGACGCTGACGCGGGCGCTGCGGCCGTACTACCCGGACGTGAAACGGTGGGAGTTCGACCTCTCGACCGTGCAAGCGCTCCAGGAGGACGTGGACGCCAAGCATGCCCGCATCCGCGAGGATTTCAAAGCCGGCTTGCTCGGCCAGGAGGAGGCGCGCGCCGCGATGGGCTACGACCGCACCATCCCCGACGACGTGTTTTTCGTGCCGACGAACCTGGTGCCGACGCCAGCGGCCGAGATCGGCGCCCCGCCGCCGGCGCCGACGCCGGACCAGCACGCCGCCGCCGGCGCCGGCGGCGACTACGCCGGGGCGCCGGCCGGTGGCTGAGGGGTACTGGGTCCGCGTCGCCGGCCGGCTGCGGCGCGTGGTGGACGCGCGGGTCGGCCGGTTCGCCGGCGTGTTGCGCCGGTTTTTCGCCGGCCAGGCCGACCGCGCCACCGACCGGTTGTTCGCGTTCCCGGTCGTCGCGGCGGTCGGCGCCGTCGTGCTGGTGCCGGACGGCGAGGTCCGTTTGCTCGACCGCGCGGTGCGGCCGTGGCGCGAGGGCGCGTTCCGCGACGCCGCCGGCTTGGCGTCGGCGGTCGCCGGCGGGCCGGCGCTGGCCGACGACGACCCGCGCATGCTCGCCATGCTGGCCCAGGGCGCGACGCGCGTGCGCGCCATCACCGAGCGGACCCGCGCCGAGGTCCGCCGGACGCTCGTCGAGGGCGCCCGGCGCGCGTACTCGGCCGAGCAGATCGCCTACGGCGTCGAGGCCGACGGGTTCCGCGGCCTGCGCGCCGCCGTCGCGGAGGCGTACCGCGGCCGCGCGCTGACGATCGCGCGCACGGAGTTGGCCCTCGCCGCGCAAGCGGCGGCCCTGGCCAGCTACGGCGACGCCGGCGTCGGCACGGTCCGCGTGTTCGACGGCGCCGGGTGCGGGTGGCGGTTCCACGACGACCCGGACAAAGCGAACGGGACGACGCGCACCGTCGGGGACGCGGCGGCGCACCCGCTCGCGCACCCGAACTGCCGGCGCGTGTTCCTGCCGTGACGGCGACGGCGCCGATCAAGCTGCGCTGTCCGTCCTGCGGGCGGTTCCTGGCCGACGTGGTCGGCTACGTCCGGGTCGTGTGCCCGTGCGGCGCGGAAGTGTCGTTCTGTAGCCGCGACGAACGCCGCCGGCGCGGCCACGTTGCGGCACTTGACACGAGAGATGCGACGGTCGTAGAGTTGGCGCCGACCGCGAATGGGGCGTTCGATGCCCCGGTTACAACGGCCCCCACTGCGCCAGACGTTGGGCCTGAGGCGCCGGATGTGGGTTAATGCCGGAAACAGCGGTCCGCGATGCCGCGAAAGCGGCGTTGGTGGCGTGGGACGACGACTCGTTCACGGTCGGCGGGTACCTCGTCGTTTGGGACGGGCGCGACCTCGCCGGCGACCGGTTCACGCGCGAGACCGACCTGTGGATCGACACGTTCGCGCCGTCCTGGCCGGTGTTCTACCAGCACGGCCGGGACCCGGTGCTGGGCAAGGCCGTCATCGGCAAAGTCGTCCAGAAACGGGCCGACGACGTTGGCCTGTGGGTCGAGGCGCAGATCGCGACGGCGAACGAGTACGCCGCCGCGATCCGCGAGCTGGTCAGGAAGGGCGTGCTCGGCTGGTCGAGCGGCGCCGTCAACTACCTGGTCGAGCGCGCCGCGGACAAGACGATCCTGTCGTGGCCGATCATCGAGGCGACGCTGACGCCGACGCCGTGCGAGCCGCGCACGCTCGGGGTGCGCGAGCTGAAGGCGCTGGTGGCGGACGTGCCCGGTTTCGGGGTGCTGGCGGAGGAAGCGGAGGCCGCTGAGAAGGCGACGCCGTCGAGCGGCTACGACGTCGCCGACAACCCGCTCGGCGCGTCGCGGTCCGAGTTCGCCTACGTCGATTCGGCCGGCCGCGGGCACCTGCCGATCCACGACGAGGCGCACGTGCGGGCCGCGCTGGGGCGGTTCACGCAGACCGCGTTCGAGGACGCCGACGCCAAGCGGCGCGCGGCCAAGCGCATCCTCGCCGCGGCGCGCCGCTTCGGCATCGACGTGGCGCCGGATTCCGCCGTCGCGCAGGCCGCCGGCGAGTCGAAAGCCGCCACCGCCGCCACCACCGCCCCCACCATCGAAACCGAGCCGGCGACGCGGGCCGGCCGGCCGATGCGCCAGTCGACCCTCGACCGGTTGCACACGGCACTCGACAACCTCCACAGCGTCCACGACGCGACGTGCGACATGGGCGCCGACTGCCCGATGGCGAACGCCAAATCCTCGACGCCGCCGCACGGCGACACCGCCGCGCAACTCGCGCTCCTCGATATCCAGAACACCCTGGCGATCGCCAGGGCCAGGCAGGAGGTCTAACCGTGGAGATCAGGACCCTCATCGACGATTTGAACACCGTCGCGACCCAGGCGAAGGCGCTCCACGACGAGTTCGCCGGCAAGGAGTGGCCGGCCGAGAAGCGCGAGGAGTGGGACCGCCTGCTCGCGCGGGCGGCCGAGTTGCGCACCAAAATCCAGGACGCCGAGAAGCTGGCGTCGCAGGCCAAGGACCTCGGGGAGATCGGCGATTTCCTGAGCCGGCCGCAGTACCGGATCCCGCGCGGCGTCGGCGAGGGTTCGGACGAGACCAAGTCCGCCCTCCAGAAAGCCGGGTGGGAGCTCAAGGCCGAGGTCGGCGGTAAATTGGTCTGGCACGCACCGACCAGCAAGGGGTTGGTCGCGATGTACGCGGCCGAGGTCCTCGACGGGCCGATGCCCGAGGACGACCCCGACGCGTTCAATTTCTTCAAGTCGGCGCGGGCGGCCTGCCAGCCCGGCTACCGCGACGCCTACATGCGCTACCTGCACAACATCATCAAGACGCGCTCGGAGGGCATGGCGTTCGCGATGCTCAGCGGCGCGGAGCAGAAAGCGCTCAGCGAGGGCTCCGACACGTCCGGCGGCTTCCTCGTCCCCCCGGACGTGCAAGCCGAACTGCTGGTGCGCGTCGCGCAGGTCACCGTGATGCGCAAGTACGCGCGGGTGCAGACGACCAGCCGCGACAAACTGACCTGGCCGCGCGTGCAGCCGCACGCGACCCAGGGGTCGATCTTTTCGTCCGGTTTCGTCGGCAGCTGGGCCGGCGAGACGCCGGCGTTCTCGGACACCGACCCGCTGTTCGGCACGTTCGATATCGCCATCAAGAAGATCAGGGTCGTCACGAAGCTCTCCAACGACTTCGTGTCCGACGCGGCGATCAACGTCCTCGCCTGGCTGGCCCAGAACGGCGCCGAGAACATGGCGCTGGTCGAGGACCAGGGGTTCATCGTCGGCGACGGCAGCGCGCTCCAGCCCAAGGGCATCCTCAACGCCGGTGCGACGACCGTCGACGTCGAGGGCTCGACCGCGAACACGATCTCGAACACGACGGCGGCCGCCGGCTCGGCGCCCAAGCTGATCGACCTGGTCTACGCGCTGCCGAGCCAGTACGCCGCCAGGGCGACGCACCTGATGTGCCGCTCGATCGAGGGCAAGATCCGCAAGCTGGTGGACGCGCAGGGGCGCTTCCACTGGCCGCTGACGGCGTCCGGCGGGTTCGGGCCGACGCCGCGCGAGTTGATGGGCTACCCGATCGACAACTCCGAGTTCGTGCCGAACGACGGCACCGACCAGAACAAGGTCCTGGTCTTCGGCGACCTCAGCCAGTACATCATCGCGCAGCGGGCGCAGGTGACGACGGCGATCCTGCGGGAGCGGTTCGCCGACACCGACCAGATCGGCATCGTGCTCTTCGAGCGGGTCGGCGGCGACCTGTGGAACACCGACGCCATCCGCGTCGGCGTCGTCTGAGATGCGACGAGCGTCGCAGTCCTAGTTACCAAGGAGGCAAACGATGTACCGCCACCAGAGCCCGTTCGACTCCCTGGCGGCCAGCCTGTCGGTCAACCCGGCCGACCTGGGCGACGGCGCGACCAACGGTGCCTCGGTCGATATGCAGGGCTACGACGGCGTCGTGTTCATGGTCGCCGTCGGCAACATCACCGACACCGTCGACATGAAGGCGCAGGACTCGGCCGACAACTCGACGTTCGCGGACATTTCCGGCGCGTCGATCACCCAGGTCCCCAACACCGGCGACAACAAGATCTACATGCTCGACTGCTGGCGGCCGTCGCGCCGGTACGTCCGGCCGGTCGTCACGGCCGGCGGCACCGGCGCGACGATCCTCGCGACGGTCATCGCGGTCCGCTACCGCCGTGGTGGCCTGACCCCGATCACGCAGGACGCGACGGTCGGCGAACTCAAGAAGGTTGCGCTGAACTGATGCCTCGGCCGCGGGCCGCGCACCGGGCACCCCCGATCCCCGCCCCCGCCGCGCCCACGACCACACCCCCCGAACGCCCGGTCGAGCGGCCGGGGCCGGCGTGCCCGCACTGTTCCTGCGCTCTGGTGCGGCACGCCGGCCCCGGCCCGCGCGCCGGCTGCTGGCACTGCGACGGCTGCGGCGCGTGCTGGCTGCCGACCCTGGACAAGATGCGGCCGGGGCACCCGGCCCCGGCCGGTTGGAGCGACCCGGACAACTGAACAACGCCGTCCCCCCTCGGTTGACGCCTATGCGGACTGGAGCACACGGGTGGCAGTGAGCGATCCCTACGCGGACGTGGTGCAGTACCGCGCCCACACCAAGAAAACGGACAGCGCGCAGGACGCGCTGATCGAGAACGACCTCGTCGCCGTCTCGCGCTGGCTCGACCAACGCCTCGGGTGGTTTTTCACGCGCGACGCGTCCCCCGTCGCGCGCGTCTACGAAGTCCCCGGCGCGTCCCGGCCGCTCGATTGGGCGTACCGGCCGCTCGATTGGGCCGAGTCCGAGAACCCGTTCCGGTGGGGCAACTGGCGCCGGGACCTGCACGTCGACCCGATCGCGACGACGACCGGGTTGGTCGTGAAGGTCGACACCGACGGCGACGGCGATTTCGCGGACGAGGCGGCGTGGGCGTCGACCGACTACGAGCTGTTGCCGCGCAACGCCGACAAGGACCCCGAGCCGCGCCCGTGGACCGCGATCCGCGTCCCGCCGTGGTCGTCGCAGGGCGGGTTCGCGGCCGGCCAGCGCGTGCAGGTCACGGCCTGTTTCGGGTGGCCGGCCGTGCCGCCGGCCATCGTCGCCGCCACCATCGAACTGACGGCGATCTGGCGCCTCGAAAGCCCACGGGCGACCAACCAGGTGTCTATGTCGCTCGACAACGCGATCCAAACGTCGCCGCAGGCGCAGGGCCTGGTCAAACAACTCATGGCCCAGTACCGGCGGCCGGCGACGGTGTTGTGATGGCCGAGTACGTCGTCACGGTCGCCGGGATCGAGCCGGTCATCGGCAAGCTGCGGCCGGACCTCTACCAGCCGGCGCTGCACACGCTCGTCGCCGACGCCGCGGCGCTGGCCGAGCGGACCGCGTACGAAGCGTCGCCGCGCGACACCGGCGCGCTCGCGCGGTCGATCACGTCGGCGGTCCAGCGCACCGAAGCGCGCGTCTACTCGCCGCTCCCGTACGCGCCGGTGGTCGAGCTCGGGCGCCGGCCGGGTGCGCGGATGCCCCCGCCGGCCGCGCTCACCGGCTGGCTGCAGCGCCACGGGCTCGCGGGCGTCGCCCCGTTCGTGGTCGCCCGCGCGATCGGGCGGCGTGGCATCCGCGGGCGGTTTTTCTTCCAGAAAGCGGCGGCGGCGGTGGCGGCGGCGATGCCGTCGCTGGCGGCCAAAGCCGCCGCCCACGTCCAGGAGGTGTGGCGGCGGTGAAAACGGTCGGCGCCGTGCTGGACCACCTCGTCTTCCTCCAGTCCGGTTTGTCCATCGCGTCGCCCGTCGCGGCCGCGGTCAAGCGCGCCTACCGGCTCGCGCCGAACCGGGCCGACGCGCTCACCGACCTGCCGTGCTGGCTCAACGCGTGGACGCTCGCGCGCACCGACCGGACGTTCGACGGTCTGACGCAGTACTACACGGTCAGGATGCAGCTGTTCGTGGACGACGCCGACTCGGACCGCGGCGCGGCGATCGCGACCGCGTTCCACGACGCGTTCGTGGCGGCGTGGAACGCCGATACCGGTCTGGGCGGCACCGTGGACAACTCCGTGCTGCGCGGCGGCACCCCCACGATCTGCCTGCTCGATTGGGGTGGCCGGTCGTACCCCGGTTTGGACCTGATGCTCGACGTGGAGTTGTACGACTGATGCACCCCGGTGCGTACCGGTTCGTCGCCCGCACGCTCCGGCGTTTCCCGCCGCGCCGGTGCGTGGTCGAGCTCGGCTCGTACAACGTCAACGGGAGCGTGCGCGACCTGTTCGCCGGCGCCGCGTACACCGGCGTCGATCTCCGGCCCGGCCCCGGCGTCGACGTCGTCGGCGACGCGACCGACCCGCGGATCGTGCTCTGGTTTTTGGGCAACGTGCCCGATTGCGTCGTCACGACCGAGACGTTGGAGCACGCCACCGATCCGGGTGCGGTCGTCCGGAACGCCCACGGCATGCTCGCCCCCGGCGGGCTCCTGATCGTCACGGCGGCCAGCCCGGCGCGCCCGCCGCACGGCATCGACGGCGGCGCGGTCGCGGGCGAGCACTACGGCGCCATCGACCCCGACGACCTGCGGTCGTGGCTGCGCCCGTTCCGCCGCCACGAGGTCATCGAGGACGTGGCGGCCGGCGACGTGTACGCGTGGGCGACCAAATGAGGTTGCTGGTCGTCCACCCCGGCGCGTCGATCTCGACGGCGGACGTGTACAACGGCGTGTTCAAGGCGCTGGTGCGCGCCGGCTACCACGTCGAGCAGTTCCGGCTCGACTGGCGCATCGACGACGCCGCGCGGTGGCTCAACGCGCGCTGGCGGGCGCGGCGCAAAACGGAGCCGGCGTGCCCGAAGCCGGGCGTGGCCGATATCCTGTTCCGCGCGCACCTCGGCGTCGTCGAGCAGGTCAAAATCAACCACCTCGACGCGGTTTTGGTTATCTCGGCGATGTACACGCCGGTGCAACTCGTCCGCGCCTGGCGCGCGTCCGGTATCCCGGTCGCCGTCCTGGGGACCGAGGACCCGTACGACCAGGAGCAGTTCGCCGACGTGCTCGAAGCCGCGACGCTGGGGTGGACGAACGAGCGGAGCAGCGTGCCGTTCCTGGCGACCAGGAACCCGCGCGTCGCGTATTTGCCGCATGCCTACGACATCGAGGTCCACCGGGCGGACGCCCCGGTCAAGGTGGGGGTGCGGCGCCACGACGTGGTTTTCGTCGGGACCGGGTTCCCCGAGCGCGTCGAGACGTTGGCGGCGGTCGATTGGGACGGGATCGACCTCGGCCTGTACGGCGTGTGGGACGTCGGCCGGCGCCACCCGCTCGCGCGCCACGTCCGCTCGCGCGAGCCGATCCCGAACGCCGACGCCGTCGCGCTCTACGCGGCCGCGAAGATCGGCCTGAATTTGTTCCGCACGTCCAAGGGCAACGGGTTCGGCACGGGCCGCATCGAGCACGCCGAGAGCCTCAACCCGCGGATGCTCGAACTCGCCGCGTGCGGCGTGTTCACGATCTCCGACTACCGCGCCGAAGTCGAGGAAGTATTCGGCCGACTGGTGCCGACGTTCCGCTCGCCGGCCGAGTTAGGGGACCTCTGCCGCCACTGGCTCGGCAGGCCGGAGGAACGCCGGTCCGTCGCGGGGATGCTCCCGGCTGCGGTTGCCGGGCGGACGTTCGACCGGATGGCGTCGCGGATCGTCCGCGACCTCGCCGACGCCCTCGCCCCGCCGCCGTCGAACAACACACTGGTGTGGGGGCACGCCCGGTGAGCCCGGCGACGCGCGAGCTGCACGCGACGCTGATCCGGCTCCTCAAAGGCATCTTGCGCGCGTGGGAGAAATGGCTTGATGCCCAGGCCACGCGTTGATAGCGTTGGCACAACCGCGACCTACCAGGCACGCCGCCGGCCACCGGCCCCTACCCGCGCACCGGCGAATTGCCTCCCTGGTAGCCAAATTGGCTACGAGGGGGTTCGATGGCTCGGTACCACGGTCGGCACGGCGTTATCTACATGTCCACCACGGGGTCTGGCACCGCGACCCAGGTCGTCTCGTTGTCGCAGTGGACGATGGACCGGTCCACGGACGTGGTCGAAGTGACCTCGTTCGGCGACGCGAACAAAACCTACGTCCAGGGGCTCCCGGACGTGAGCGGCACGTTCGAGGGGTTCTGGGACGACGCCGAGTCCAAGCCGCTGGTCGGCGCGGGGTCGGCCGACGGCGTCAAGCTGTACTTGTACCCGTCGTTCGACGCGCCGTCGAAATACTGGGCCGGCCCGGCCTGGTTGTCGGTCTCGATGGAAACGTCGGTCAAGGACGCCGTGAAAATCAAGGGCAAGTTCAGCGCGAACGGGTCCTGGTCTGTCGTGTTCTAACCGCAACGGCCGCCACGGTGGCGCGTCTGGGGCGCGCCACCCACGCGGGCCGCATGCCGCGCCGAGGAGATGCCACCGATGCTCGCATCCCGCCTGACCAAACGCGTCGTCCCGGAGCACGAGCCGGACGCGTGGTTCGAGATCCGCATGCTGCCGGGCAAGAAGCTCGACGAGGCGCAACGCGCCCACCAACGGCTGCTCCTAGCCGAGTGGGGGGACGTGATCGCCAAGCTCGACGCCCTGGGCAGCCGGTCGGACGCGGCGGCGCCGGACGCGCTGGCCGGCTTCGACGTGGACGTGCTCAACCGCGCCGGCGTCGTCGCCTGGTCGTACTCCGACAAACCCACGGCGCAGGAGATCGAGGACCTCGACGACACGACGCGGCGCTGGCTCGCCCGCGAAATCCTCGAATTCAGTCGGCCGAGCGGTGACGCCCGAAAAAACGGCTGATCGCGCTGGAACGGTGGCGGCGGGGCGACGGGCCGCCGCCGTTCAGCGCCGTCGTCGGCCTCGTCTGCGACGAGTTCCACTGTTTGCCGTCACAGGCGTTGCGGGAGATCGACGCGTGCCCCGGCCAGTTGCTGTGGGACATCCTCGACGACCGGCAGTACGCGCGGACCGCCGACGCGCTCGACCGTGCCGACGAGACCGAGGAGTACCCGGAGGGGTTCCTCGAATCGCCGATGGTCGCGGTGGTCCGGGACGTGCGCGCCGAGGTGGACGCCGAGTCGGGGGCGCTCGCGTACTTGCGCCAGCGGCGGGCGGCCCGCGCGGCCGAGGATGCCGATGACTAGCGCCGAGATCCAGATCCTGATCACCGCCCGCGACGCCGCCCGTTCCGTGATCGAGGGCGTCGCCGGCTCGCTGCGCAACCTCGCCGGCGCGGCGGCCACGCCGGCCCGCGCGCTGGCCGGCCTGGCGGGCTCGATGGCCGAGGCGAACCAACGCGCGCTGTCGTTCGCGGCCGGCATCGCCAGCCTGCAAGCGGTCCGGGGGATTTTCGGCGCCTTGGCCGACGCGGCCATCGGGGTCAACGCCCGCCTGGAGCAGAGCCGCATCGCGTGGACGACGATGCTCGGCTCCGCGGCGGCGGCCGAGGCGATGTTGCGCCAGTTGCAAGATTTCGCCGCCGAGACGCCGTTCGAGTTCCCGGAACTGAACCAAGACGCGCAGCAATTGCTCGCGATGGGCATCGCGGCGCGCGACGTGATCCCACTGCTCCGGTCCATCGGGGACACGGCCGCCGGGTTGGGGCGCGGGCCGGCGGAAATCAACCGCATGGTGCTCGCCCTGGGCCAGATGACCGCGAAGGGGCGCGTCCAGGGCGACGAGTTGCTCCAGCTGACCGAGGTCGGCGTGCCGGCGCTCAAGGTGCTGGCCGACGCGCTCGGCAAGACGACCGCCGAGACGCAGAAAATGGCCGAGCGCGGCCAAATCGCCGCGTCCACGTTCGTGGACGCGTTCCGGCAGTTCGCGTCCCAGCGGTTCGGGGATATGTCGGCGCGGCAGGCACAGACGTTCAACGGCGCGCTGTCCACGATCCGCGACAACCTGCGCAACCTCGGCTCCGAGGCGTTCCGGCCGCTGTTCGCGGCGTTGTCCGAGGCCGCCCAATCGTTCGCGGCGTTCAGCTCGAACAGCAGCATGCGCGACGTGGCGGCGCGCGTCGCCGGCGCGCTGCAAGGGCTCATCGGGATCATCCGGTCGATCCCGGCGCCGATCCGCGACGCCGCCGTCCAGTTCGCGGCGCTGGCGGCGGCGATCATCGTCGTCGTCCCCGTCCTCACGATCATCGGGACCGTCCTGGGCGCGCTCGCCACGCCAATCGGCCTGGTGATCGGCCTGGTCGGGGCGCTCGCCATCGCGTTCAACCGGAACCTCGGCGGCGTCCGGGATACGGTGCAGGCCGTGCTCCCCGGCGTCCTGGACGGCGTTTTGACCGTCGTCGCGTCCATCGTCACCGCCGTCCAGGACAATTTGCCGCGCGTGGTCGCGGTCGTCCAGGGCGTGGTCGCCACCATCGTCGGCCTGTGGCAGACCTACGGACCGGTCATCGTCGCGGCCGCGAACGCGGTCTGGTCCGCGATCACGACGGCGGCCGGGCCGGTCCTCGACCAGTTCGTCAATGTCCTGGCCGGCGTCATCGTCGTCGTCCAGACCGTGTTCACCGCCGTCGGCCAGGTCGTCTCGGTCGCCGTCGCGGCGCTCGGCCCGATTGTGCAGGAGGGGTTGCAAATCGTCGCCGATCTGTGGGCGAAATACGGCGGCGCGATCCTCGCCGTCGGCCAGGCGGTCTGGAACACCGTCGTCGAGATCGTCGGCACCGCGCTGGCGAACGCCGTCGACGTGCTCAACGCGGCGATGTCGGTGCTCCAGGGCGATTGGGGCGGCGCCTGGGCGGCGGTGCAGCGCATCCTCGTGCGCGCCTGGGACGCGATCGTCGACACGATCGCCGCGGGCGCGCGGATCGCCGCGCTGATCGTCGGCAAGATCGCCTCGGCGTTCGGCGCCGAAGACCTCGCCGCCCGCGTCGCCGGCGTCGGCGGCGCCGTCGACGGCATCGCCGCGTCCGTCAAGGCCGCCGGCGAGGCGTTCCTCGGCGCCGCCGAGGGGCAGGACCGGTTCACGGGTGCCGGCTACCGGTTCACCGAGGCGGTCGCGGCCGAGCGGCGCAGCCTCGAGGGGCTCGTGGGCGGTGTGGTCGACGGGCTCGGGCGATTGAACGACGCGTACGGCGCGCACGCGACGGGCGTCGAGCAGAACAAAGCGGCCATCACCGGGTTCGTCAACGACCTAGT